GAAGTGCCAAGATTCCTGAACCAGGGTACAATTGAAAACGAATCCCGGTTCCTTGACCAAGGGTCTGGACCAAGATAAATGTGTTCTCTGGATGTGTCACGTGGAACGAAATTTGGTGTGGTGAAAATCTAATTTTTTTACTCTTTGTGACTTTTAACTCAACTGTGAAAAAATGCTTATTAACATTATATCCCAATAGGTCTGGCATACCTGGAATAGTAAGATTTTCAATCCTATTCCATATAATTTTAGGTGTTTTAGCTTTTAATTTTCTGTATAATTTTTGCTCTGGTCCCACTAATTTTTAGAGGTAACATCGTCATTCTTTTTGCCATTAGTTTTAGGCTTCAAAGACACTAACATCGCAATTAAAGTAAACACTTCTTGGTACGGTCTCTTAGACAAATACTCTAGTAATTGTTTTCTTTGTTCGTTTGTTATTTCCATTTTTCTCCTTAATATGGTTTAATTAATTTATCATCTAATTTTAATTTTTGATCTTTATGTGTCTTTAGCACCAACCTCAATCCAGGCTGCCCTATAATTGTATGCTCTTGCACTTCCATTCTTTTAATCTCTTCAAGATAGCCATCCTTTTCAATAAATATTTTAGCATGACTAATGGCATTGCCTTTAAGCTTATCAGTAAAGCTACCTAGAAACTGTTGCATATCTTTAACAAGCATTACAACCCTTTGCCTCGCATATTAAAATAATCATCTATCTGTTTGGCTAAAGCTTTATTATCTTTTTTTAACTCTTCATTCTCTTGAGTCATCTTACCCATTAACTGTTGATGTGATTTATTAATAGCCATTAATTCATTAATACGTTGTCTAAGACCTTTAATTAATTCATCCTTATCTTCAATTTGTTTATTCAAATCTAATTCTCCTCGATCATCTTTCATATTGACAATATAGGATAGTTACCTTAAATTGTCAATATGGGAGTTCCAAAAAGATTAACAGAAATGCAAAAAAGATTTGCAGAATACCTAGTATTTAACGAAGGTAGAACTACGGGTGCTGAGGCAGCAATAGCTGCTGGATACAGCGAGAAGAGATGTAGACAAGAAGCATCAGAACTACAGAACCCTAGATTATCACCATTGGTGGTACAGTATATTGGGGCATTACGAGAAGAGAAATTAAAAAAGTATGAAGTCACTTATGACAAACACGTAGCAGAGCTTGGTAAAATTAGAGAGGCAGCTTTAAATAAAGGTGCATTTTCCGCTGCAACAAACGCTGAAAAAAACCGTGGCATGGCTGCAGGATTATATATAGACAGAAAAATAATAAAAACAGGTAAATTAGAGGAAATGTCAGAGGAACAACTAGAAGCAAAAATGAAAAAAATACTAGAAGATTACGCACCGATTTTAAATGCGAAACAGATTGATGGAGAAGCATTAGAAGTTACTGTATCTTCTGAACCTTTTTCACACAAGAAAGAGGAATCATCGTCCGATCCCCAAAAACAAGAGAACCATCGTCTTCCCGATCATAAGACGCAAACAACTTAATAGCATATCTATCTTTGTTATAGAGCCAGCCTTCATTAACTGGAGAAGCCAATTTCATTTTATTAAAACCTTTCTCATCGGCCCAGCCCGAATCAGAAATTATATCAATCCACTCAACTCTTACTTTTGGATATGGAATGTTGTCTCTTGTACTTTGATTTAAACTTATTTTTCTTTTTTTTGTCATAATATTTTGAATTGTGCTTCTTCTGGAACTTATCCCAAAATTCCGTCTCTGTCATCATACTTATTGCAAGTGTAAATGCATTCCCTATCATATAAGGGATTATACAGATAAATTTGAAATAAAAAAACGCTTTTCGCGCGCGCGATAGGCACTGCTAATGGACAAAATAATTCTGTCTATGAAAGTAATTCTGTCCAACATTCTGTCTGCACTTTAGCTATATATACCAACGATAATAGCTCATTTGGACAAAAAGACAGTTTTTTTTCATGTTTTTTTTTTTCAATTCAAAATTATTCTGTACAACTCTTATATGGTGTCTATTTGAAGTCTTCTGGCCTTATTTCTGCCTTAATTGCCTCTTTTTCGTCAAATTTAAGCTCGTGATACATGTCTAATCGCTTTAAAAACTTGTGTTTATACTCTTTTAGGTCCGCTCCTTGAATTTTGAACTCTTGATAGTACAGATCTGGAGTGCATATCATAACTACACCTTGTTTAATGCTTGATTTATAGACATAGTCGTGTGCCATGGCATATGCGGCAATTTGCAGGAAGTAATCTTCTATCCATTCTTCTCTCTTAGGGCGATT